GAGAGTAACAAGGATATACGAGATGGAAACATTGTGAAAGGAGCTTTTGTTATCTCCGCCTTGCTGATTGGAACTAAAGTTTTCCGCATGTGGTACAGATCCACTGTTGAACCTGCCGCTATCGATGCTAAATCGTTGGATGCAAGCCCTGGATGGTTCGGTATGATGATGAAGACCTTGGGTATCACAGTTGAGACCTCTACTGCTTCTAAAGCTGCCAGTACATCGCAGCTCAAGGAAACACTTGGAAAATCTAACTGTTTCTGGGCTAGAATAGTAGGTGAAGGGATTGATACTTCTTGTAATATCTTCTTTCCCAGGAAAAACGTAGCTTGGCTTCCCGAACATATTCTGTTCCCTGATCAGAACATGACAAAGAAGAAGGTGTCAGAACTAACGATAACAGTTTTGCGACACAATGGTCCGGGCGGAAAGTTTGAATTTAAAATTGATGAGTCCTCCTACGTAATATCACGACAGCATGATCTGATCTGCATGTACGTGCCAAATTGTCCTGATCTTAGGTGTAAACTGAAATGGTTACCTGTCAATAAGCCAACAGGCGACACAACAGCCACTATGACTTCAAGGACGAAAGACATGTCAATACTCGAACACAAGTTCAACGTCAAGATGATGCCCAACACAGGTCACAAATTCAAGTCATTCCACGGCGGTGAGTATCATTCTCACCTCAGTGTAGTGGGGGCTTGCATGTCACCCGTCGTTCACGAAACAAAGGATCCATGTATCCTTGGGTTCCACATAGGTGGGATCATTGGAAGCGAATTCGGCATACTACAAACAGTGACAATTGGAGAAGCAAATGAACTCATCGACAGACTTAGTGCGATGCCAGGCGTGGCACTTTCTACAAATGCAGGCACTATACCTAAATCTCAGTTGGGACGAACTGTGATAGATAGAAGTGAAATTCATCCAGCCAGCATGTGTGCTCATCTGGACGCAAGTGCCTATGTGGAAGTATTAGGTTCGACAAAGTTACGTTCAATGCAGAAAAGCTCCGTCCACGAATCTCCACTATCCCCTCATGTAAAAGATGTGATGGGTATTCCTAATAAATGGGGTCCTCCCAAAATGATCCCGAACTGGAAACCTTTCAATGCTACTCTAGAGCACATCATAAAACCATCCAGCATGTTTAATCCAACACTCTTTGAAAAGGCTCGCCAAGATTGGTTAGCTCCATTATTGGTAGCAATGGATGAATACGTCAAAACAGAGGATTTCAGACCCCTGACAGATGACGAGGTGATCATGGGTATAGAAGGAAAACGATTCATTGAAGCAATGAAAATGTCTACAGGCGTTGGTTTTCCACTATTTGGACCAAAAAGCAGATATTTCCGAGACGTTTACGAGAATGGTAAGTTGAAAACGCGTGTCCCATCTCCAGTTGTACAAGCTGAGTTTCTACGCATCAAGCACTGTTTTCTCAGAGGCGAGAGAGCGTACCCAATATCATGTGCCACACTCAAAGATGGGCCAACAGAAGAAGGTTCAGAGAAGGTTCGTGTTTTCCAAGCTGGAGCTGTGGCTTTTGGTATGTGGATTCGCAAATACTTTCTACCAATTGCTCGATTTTTGTCTCTGCACCCCCTACTTTCTGAAAGTGCTGTGGGTATCAATTGTTTCTCTACAGAGTGGGAAGAGATGATGGATTACTCGATGAAATATGCCAGTGATTCCATGGCGTTGGCATGGGATTACAAAAAGTACGATGTCTCGATGCATGCTCAGGTTACACGAGGCGTTTTAGCGTCATTCATTGAACTTGCTGAAAGAGGAGGATATGCACAAGAAGACCTAATGTTCATGAATGCCATGATTAATGATATTACACATCCACTTATCGATTGGAATGGAACGTTGATTATGGCCTATAGTATGAACACTTCTGGTAACAACATCACAGTGAACATCAACGGAACTGCAGGGTCACTATACGTACGCATGGGTTTCTTTCATCAGTACCCAGATGTTAAAGATTTTCGATCCTGTGTAGCAGCAATGACGTATGGCGATGATTTCAAAGGAAGCGTCAAGAAAGATTACAGGCGCTTCAACATAGAGACCTTTGCTAGTTTCTTGGCCAAACACAACATGCGCATCACTTTGCCAGACAAATCGGATAACATGGTAGCTTTTATGGATGATAGAGATGCTGATTTCTTGAAGAGAAAGTCTAATTTTATTCCTGAGATCAATTGCAAGATTGGATGTCTTGATGAAGAGTCCATTATTCGACCATTGCACTGCAACATGAAATCTCGAGAAACGAGAGAAGAAGTCGCTGCTAGCTGTGTTGAGACAGCTATGCATGAATGGTTCGCTCATGGTCGTGAACACTATGATATGCGAGCCACACAAATGAAGGAGATCTGCAGGCGTGCAGATATTCCGGTTCCAGCTTTACATATAACCTATGATGAGAGAGTTATAAGCTGGCAACAAAAGTATTGCCCATCAGTATAAAAATGCACATATATACATTTACATATTCAATATTTACGTACCCTACATATATACACACTTTCCTATTTACATTGAGCGTTGTTCAGATCCGCATAGTCTAAGATCTGATTTATATGATGGAAGCAACATCAGAAATTGCCTAGACCAAGATAGGTCGAAAAACAAATACATCGTTCAACCACATGGAATGGAATCCAATCACAGCGAACAACAGAACGTCACTTTTATTGACGAAATGCCAGGTGACGAACACAGAATCCCAAATGTTCATGATTCATTGCGATCAGCTCCCATGCTGAATGACACCCAATTGAATGATTTCTTCTCAAGACCGGTGCGCATTGCTACATATGATTGGACTGTTGGTGCCACTTTGAATGACACAATTTACCCATGGAGGAATTACTTCTCTGATGTTAAAGTGTCAAATAGAATTGCTAACTTTAAACTACTCACTGCAGATCTTTGCGTTAAGGTAGTGGTGAATGGTAATGCCTTTCATTACGGCAGGGCTATGCTTTCATACACACCCTTCATTGGGAAAGATGAGTTGACAACCAACAGAGCAGGAATTCGTGCAGACCTCGTACAATTATCACAGAGACCGCACGTGTTCATTGATCCTACAACCTCTCAAGGTGCTTGTATGTCACTGCCATTTACTTGGTGGGACAACACCATCGATACTACAAACGGCGAAGACCCGAATGTAGATGTTAATGACAATGATTGGGCGAGAATGGGTCAACTGGAGTTAAATTCTATAAACGTTTTAAAACACGCCAATGGGGCTACAGATGGAGCCACTATCGACATCTTTTGTTGGGCGACTAACGTTAATTATTCTACTCCTACTAATGCTAATCCTGTCCTCATTGCTCCACAGTCTCTTGATAATAGAGTACCGATGGCGAAAGATGAATACACAGGAGGAGGAGTCATTTCTGGCCCGGCAACAGCAGTAGCTAATTTTGCTACAAAGGTTGGAATGATGACCCCCCAATGGGCACCATACACAACAGCCACAGCTCTAGCCGCTAAAGCAGTAGCAGGGTTTGCAGGGATCTTCGGTTTTAGTAGACCTGTGAAATTGGAGTCGTCAAGGTATCAACTTGTAACCAAACACAACATGGCAAGTTCTAATTTAGAGGACGATGTCACGAAGTTAGCCCTTGATTCAAAGCAAGAGGTCACTATTGATCCTTCTGCTTATGGGTTAGGGCAAATGGATGAGTTAGATATTAAGTACATTGCTGGAAAGGAATCGTACATCAACACCTTTTCATGGCCTATATCTGGAGTTGGTTCTAGTCCAGAATCTCTGTTGTGGAACATTGTGGTAGATCCCATTGTTACACAAAACTATGATGTTGGGGCCGGAACCGAGTTACACATGCCTGCCCTCGCTTTTGCTGCGCTACCTTTCAATAGATGGAGAGGATCTATTAAGTATCGTTTTCAAGTAGTATGCAGTAAATTTCATAGAGGTCGTCTTAAAGTAGTGTATGATCCTACAGGAACTGCAGCAGTAGCTAGGTATAACACAGCTTACATGACAATTGTTGACATATCCAATACAACTGATTTTGAGATCGTTGCTGGATGGGGTCAGCCTACAACATACAGGCCTTTGAATGATATTACCAATCCTATGAGTTTGAATATGGATACAGCACAGTTACCCTACAACAATCTTGACGATGGATATGGCAATGGAACCATAGCTGTTTACGTTGTCAATGAATTGACGGCACCAAACACCACTGTTGATAATGATATTGAAATCAATGTATTTGTCTCAGGCGGAGACGACATTGAATTCGCTATGCCCACAGGAGAGAGAGTCACACGAATGCGATTACGAGATCCTGCCCAAATTGCCCCTCAGTCACTAAATAATTTCAGTGATAGAGTGCCTATGGCAGAAGATAATCAAACTACAGTAACTAACGACTCTATGGGTGTTTCAACAAATCCATCTACAGCCGACGTTTTAGGACCTACTATGCCTACCGTTGATCCTGCCAATTTAATGCACTTCGGTGAATCAATACGCAGTTTTCGGCAACTACTGAAGCGTTACAATCAACATGAGATAATTACTCCTTTCAATAGAGGTAATGCATGGGCTGGAAATGTTGGAAGATTAGTAAAAATACAGCGCCCAGCTATGCCATTTGAACCTGGCTATTCAAACAAATCTGATATAACTCAGATAAAATCTGTACCCCTTCCAATTGGTGCAACTCCTGCTGCCAAACCCTACGCTTACGCGACGATGCCATTAATGAGGTATTTGAGTTTAGGCTATATGGGGTGGCGCGGAAGTATTCGCTATCTAGTTGACCTTGGTCATTTCGGATGTGGATGCAAGGGACTGGGTCCTGCAACTGTTACTAGGTACAGCTCATGTTCTCCTGAAACCGCTGCTGTTGGCCATGGTCCTTTATGGACCAATAGTGGTCAATCTGGAGCTCAAGTTAGCTATGATGATGTGTCTGGTATGGAAGGCATAATAGCCCAGAACACATCACTAAACGGCACGATAAATTTCGAAGTACCTTTCTACACGGAAAAGAGATTTATTCCAGCCCGTTCTCTCACCAATTTTGATGAAACGGGAGAGAACAACACCGCCCCTTGTTGGAAACTACGGTATCCATTCTTCACAGGGGACAATCAGAACGAAATGTTTGCAGCAGGAATTACTACATTCGTTGCAGCAGGGGAAGATTTTTCGCTCGGCTTCTTTATAGGAGCACCCACCTTTTATTATGAAGGTATTCCCCCAACTTAAGTGTCATGAGAGTCCATGGCACACGTCTTTATGACGTGTAGACTCACTGTTTTTGTTTAGTACAACGAATTTTTCCCGGACAGTGCGTCTAGGTTTTCACTTGTACTCAACTTCTTAAACACGAGTCTAGGCAGTACTGTTAAGTCAACTCCCC